CGAAAATCCGGTGTACTTCCGATTTGTGTGATCGGATAGGGATTTGGCACAGCCTATTGGGTTGTTATTATTATTTTGAATAAGAAAGCTTATTAGCTTCCTTAGTTAAATTATTTAGTTCGTAGTTGTAACCGATTACGTAGTAAGTACCGCCATTATCTCAGCCTTTTCCTGTTCACTTAACTTTGGGTATGTCGCTAAGATTTCCTCATAGGTACATTCTCCGGCTGCATATCGGATCTTTACTGCACTAACAAAAATATTAAGTTTCCATATTGGCATAATTTATACCACCATCATTTCCGCTAAAGCAAGAGTTAACGCGTCCACTTGTTCCTTTAAAACTGCTGTTTCCGACTTTGGGTACTCTGCATATACTACCTTTGGTTCCTCGCCCGATACATCCACCGATACCAGATATTTACCCACTGGTATTTCCTCTTCTAAGTAAGGTAATCCGTTTGGCACTTCATAATTGCCGGACATATTTGACCATATTTTTCCGCTGTTATCATAAATAATTAATGTTTTTTGCATTACAATCCTCCTATTCTATTGCTGTCCATGTATAAGTTACTCCACCACCCATAACAGGTAACTGGAATCCTGTTGATGTTACGTAATAATTTGCATCTGGTACAGCTTCATAAGTGTAATTACTTACATTGTTTTTTATATACGTCATGTGACATCTATAACCACCATAATGTGATGTATATTTATGAATAGAAACAGATGTGAAATCGGTATTATATGTAGCGGTTGCAATTATAACAGATGGAGTGAATGTTAACCCACTAACTGTTATAAAATTGAAATTAAGACTACCACCGCCTTGGACTGTGAAAAACGGCGCTGAACCACCAGTTCCAACAGTACCTGTTGCTACCCTTTTCGCCGTACCAGACATTCCGAATATTGATTTACCAGAAAGTATGTTGGCTGGTATATAGTTTGTATCATCAACAAAAACACCTTGATTACTATTATTAGCTGTTTCTTGATAATATTTACGAGTGGGTATCCAAAAGTGTGCTCTATATAATTCTGGTGCAACTGATACATTACCCCTAACCCATCCTTGATACTCATCATTACCACCTATCGGTATATTCCCGGTCACTTTGTTACCGTTTACATATGCCGTAACCCCAGATAGCATTTGAGCTGCTGTTGCCGTGGCATCTGCTGTAAACGTGCCTAAGATACCACCTACCGTAGTGCCAGCTTTAATAACAGACGCAATTAATCCGGTTATGACAGCCTTGACCTTTCCCAAGCCGTTATGATATCCTGCCGGGATCGTATACTCCGCACCCTCTGTAGTAAGTGACTGTGTCCCCACGCTCCCCCTATTCGGCATGGTGCCAACTATATCTCCTGCATCCGTACTTGCTGTTTTATCCAGGAGGAGGTCAGATGCAGTGGCATTGCCAGATGCTCCCTCACCCTGTAATATAAAATTTGCGCCATCATACCTCAGTGTATAAATGCCACCTGCCGCTAAATTAGTGACATTGCCTCCATTAGCCTTTTTTATGTTCTTAGCACCGGTGCCATTCCAATTTAACGTACTTGCTGCCGTACTTGCTGCATGTACCTTAATACTTATCGCAATACCTTCAAGTAAGGCAATAATGGTTGGAGAATTTACTACATAAGAGTTTGCGACTCCTCCTGTCACTGCATACGGTATTTGTTTTGTGTAATCATCCGCGAGCTGTGCCAATAGCGAACTATGATCACCCAAAACATCATCAATAATATCCATATTACCATTCAATACATCAACATTATAATAGTCCTCTTGCCCCTGTTTATTTAATTTATATTTTGGCGTTTGTGTTGCCATTATGATAGCACCTCATTTCTTAATTGATAATTCGAATAATTTGAAAGATGCGCATTTGTAAATCTACTCAAAGTAGAAATTCTATTAAAGACATATTCAAACGTGTAACTTAGATGTGCCGGTTTAATTTCTTCTATCGTCATTGTAAGCCCATCCATATTTTGTGGAATCCCGATCGAACCGATGAATTTTACTCTAAAACTGTTATTCTCAGGCTCCTCTATTACCTCAACATCACCGTTACTATATGATTTGGCCGTATTAATTAGCATCTGTTTTGTAACAGTTCCTACACCTCTGATTTTCGCTTTAATACGCTCTCTTCTAAACGTATCTGCTTTTGAAACATCAACCTCTATCCCATATATTTTTTCATATCGTGAAAGAAGCTTTGATGCCGTATTTACAAAGCACTCATTGATAGTTTCATTATAGCTATCAGCAAGATTAATGATATCTGTGGTTAATATCTCTTGCAACTTTTCCATAGATGAATTACCCTCGTATACCTCAGGCAGTAGTTGCATTAAATCCATCAATCCACCTCCGTAAGAGTTATTGATCCTATAGCTGGTACCTCATAATTATTAATATCAATATTTAAGATACCATTATTAACCAATAAATTAGAGTAATCTGCAATACCAGAAGTAGTTAATAACAAACTGCCTATTTTAGCATAGCTAACTACATATGATTTAAAGACAATGCTCTCCAAATAAGTTGCATATGATGAATTAAAAGCTTCAACTACCTCCGTAAACGTCTTTGTCCCATCTAATTTTATATTAGCTGATACCGATATAGATTCTTTTGCTGGACTGTCAATGGTTACTGTTGCTCCAATTGGCCTTAGTTCTTCAATGTAATTAAAAACCTTACCTTCAAGTGTCTCATCTATTCCCATATTGCTGTCTAATACTAAAACCTTTACCGTACCAGGCCCATTCCAAAGAGGAAAGACTTTCGCATTTCCAACACCACTTACTTCTAAAGCCCAGTTCTTATAATCTGAAATATTTCCACTCGTCGAAGTTGATTGTACTAAAGAATAAAATCTTGCTCTAAGATCACTATCCGACTCCTCATCTTCTCCGGAAGATATAACATCAGTTAATGTTGCCGCCACTCCTGATATATTATCAATGTTATCCAAAGGACCTGAGTAAATATTACCAACTTCTCCAGACTGCTCACATGCTGCACTAAAAACATTGGTAGCCAGTTCTTCTACTACTTTATATGTAGTTTCATTCAATCCCCATCTACTACCTATCTGGATATCTCCATTGGTTATCACCTTTCTAAGCGCATAACTTGATGCCTTTCTGGCTAAACCATAGTCCGCAACTACTTTATCTAGATATTCACCAACAGCAGTATCACCACTAACTAAATCAACCAATGAATCAAGATAAAAATATGTTTGTGCCAGATGATATGCACAGGGTGCCAGAGCATCATATATAATTGACCCTTCACGTTTGTCTACATCCGTCTCTACCCGACTTAGCATGTCATTCAAAATATTTTCATAAGTCATTGTTTCAAACATTATGCATTCACCTCCTTACTAATCGTGTTTTTTCCATAGATACTTTCAATATCAAAGGTACATAAAATTGAATCATTCTGAAAACTGAAAACAAAATTTTCTACGTTTATTACCCGCTGATCCTCCAACAAACACTCTTTAATTCTACGGCTTAATTCCATTTGTACATAGAGTTTGTCCTGTCCAATTAAGTTGTCTAACTCAATTCCATAGTTAAAACTATAGATCGGATACTCATATTTTTCAGTATTTAGTGTCTTGTATATCGCCTGTAATAACGCATCCTTATCGTCGATATACCCTTGAATCGTATTACTTGATAATTTGTATGTCTTAGATGTTTCTATTGTTTCCGATGTAAAATCGGTTATATCAATATTTGCGTTAGGTATCATACTTCACTTCCTCTACTTTATACTCATATGCTGTTCCATCAATTGAAAGTGTTAAGATAGCACCTTTTTTTAAAGCCGGTTTATTAATAATCTCAAGAATATAATAGTCTTTTCCTCCGTTATTTCTTAACACCCTGACCTTATCTCCCGCACTCACCTGTTCCTTTAGATTTCCTCTTATTAGATCATAAGGTATGGTTACTTTATCATTGATTGCAATTCCCTCACCATTAACAGAGCCGGTCATATAAGAGCATAGTTTTGCATTACTGATATAATTTTTTATGATAATTTTTATCTCATTAATCAAAGCTTCGCCTCCACTTCCATCGTGTGTGTTGGGATAAATCTATGAGTTACTGATTTCACTATTAACCTCTGATAAAAATTAATATCGCTAACCTTTCCATAAAAACTGACGCCAGCTCTGAATCTAATATCACCTATGCAGCTCAGTGATAATGTTTCTTTTTCTTTATTATACTTGTCTAATAAAGTCTTAGCCTCTTCCTTGGCTTTTGAGGAATTAGTATTATACGAATTCTCATAATACTGAATAAGACCATACTTTGAAATGGAATCATCATCTCTTTTGATAATAAATTGATTATTTTCATCCGATTTCCCTTTCAAATTTAACTTGATCTGGTTATAGAATTCATTATCAATTGACCTAGAGTATGTATAATCGCGTAATAGGGTTTTGTCTCCAATGGCTAGATTCAATTGGAGATCTTCAAGATTTCGAATGCAAATTGAACCGTGCTCGTCTCTTAACAAATATTTCTTTCCATTATTCTTTTCAGTCTCTTCAATACTTGAATAAATGATATCAAGCCATGTTGTATTGTCTTTAACATCTGTAGACAGCTTATAACTTGTATCTGATAAGAATCCTTTTTTGAGGTTAAAGTAGTTACACATTTTATTTGCCAGTGTAGATACCGTATCATTTTTTATTACAACTGAGTCTTTTACCTTACAATACCTAAGCTGATCATAAGCTGTAACAGAGATCTCCGGAGTCTTATTTCTACTAATATTGAAGACATACCCATAAAAAAGATGGGTATCATTAAATGTAAAACTAACAACACTTCCGTTTTCTATTTCTAACTCTTTATCAATATACGAAAACTTTAGTTTACTGCATCCATTATTTAGTGTATCTTCAAAAGATACCTCATTAACCATATTACTGATATCATAGACCTTACCATTTACTTTCACTAATAGCTTTGTCATGTTGGGATCACCAACTTCTGCCCCGGATAAATAAGCGAGGGATTTTTGATTATGCTTTTGTTTGCATTATAAATCTTTGTGTATTTAGCTCCGTTGCCATAGTATTTTTTTGCAATCCCCCACAATGTATCACCAGATTTGACAACATAGTATCCAGTGCTCTTTGGATTACTCGTCGAGCTTGAATTGTTAATTATTTTTATAGCATAAGGGCTGTATTCCACAAGCTTAAATGCCACGTACTTATCTTCCTCTTCCCCTGCTCTCTCTATAATCGTTATACCCTCAATTAGAACAAGTGTGTTAATTGCATTACTTACTAGCTTTCCACCATAAGATACTTTTCCTGCCATGAAGCGAACTGGCTCAAGTGCTGTTCTCCACTTTTCAAATTGTTTTAAACAGGAATATGAATCCTTGAAGTCTTTGCTAGATTCTATATACTGGTTTTTATCATGAGGAAACTCTGCTTCAAAGCTATATTCTGTTAATTCCATATGTGTTGGTATTGCTATCTGCCCTAATTTAAGAATTTCATATTTCGCAACTGCTTGTGAGGAAGTCATCTCCATTTCCTCAGGATTTACGGGAAGTCGAATTTTTGTTTTATCTTTTTCAAATATTATCGCATAGTTGCTCATCCTTCATATTCCCCCTCCGGTGCTAATTTGATTTCCTCTTTTAAAGCATTGTTTATTTCCTGAATCAACTTATTCTTATCAAAAACTTCTTGTAATCCCATGTTGATGTTTATAGTAGGAGTTAGGCTGTTATTAATAATCTTAATCTTCTCTGAACAAGAGCTAGTAAGGTGCTTTAATTCATCTGAATTCATTTGAATTTCATTCGTATTTCCTGAGTAGCCTACTGGCAAATCATCTTCATTAAAGCCTGCTACATTTTGATCATAATCATTACTAATTGTAGCGTTTTCTGATGAATTTCCACCATCATAGTAAGTACTTCCTATCAGATCCATAAGCATACTATTATATATGGCTGTTTTCAGTGTTGGATTATTAAGATATGGATTTATAAGCTGCTTCAGATCTTCCTCTGTTGTATCATTAAAAATATTACTTGAGGCAACAGCATCTTCATATGCAACTTTTTGATCATTACTTTTCACATCGTCCATCGCATAATTATAAAGAGCAGTGGCTCCAAGTACAAGTCCACCTAAAAGAACTAAAGGCGTTGCTGCTCCTCCTGAAAATGTTTCGATTCCAACTAATGTTGCGACTCCTCCTGATAATGTTTCGGTTCCAAGTAATGTTGCTGCTCCTTCCATAAATAAACCTGTTCCAATGGAACTGCCTGCATCAACTACGAAATCACTCGTACCACTATCACCACTAGCGGTACCTGTTAAAGTAGCTTGAATCGTAACTTGAGATGAAATATTTTCTAATAACTTTTCAGCCAGTACATTTAATATAACTAATGTCTGTAGATGAGAATTAATATTTTCAAAACCATTTGACACTTCATTTATTAAGTTTCCTAATGCTTCTATTGGATTAAAAGCAACCATAAGAGCTTCAATAGTCATGGCAGAAAATTTCAAACTATTATCTAAGATATCCAGTTTTGTGCCTATTCCTTCAAATATCTCGTGGCTTTTACTAATAGATTCTTTTATCTCATTTACAGAAACTAAAAGTTTTTCTTCCTCTGTGGTATCTTGCACTATGCTGAATAACAAACCAAAGTCACTATTGATAAGATTCATTAGATTTTCATTTCCAGTATTATAACTATCAAGAATACTTGTACCCAATGCATAAGAATTCATAGATAATTCGTCCAGCTTATCACTTATGGAAGTAAGTAGGTTAACCGTACCCTCTCCAAATATATTAGTGCTATTAAGTAAGCTTATTTCCATGTTATAAGAATTTACAGAAAACTCGCTTAAGGTATCACATAATGTACTTAACTGCTTTTCAGTAATATCCGTTAAATCATATGCACCCGTTATTTTATTCACTTGCGCCTACCCCCTTTCACTTTACGCTTTCTCATTTGCCTCTTTTCTTCCTCTATATGCATCTGTATACTAGCGAATATGAAAGCTTTTTCTCTTTGACTCATGTCATTGATTGTTGACGGCAAGATATGCAGTTTTTGCAATGCGTAATGTACCAGACAAAACTCTGCATTACCTTGCTTAATTAGTTTTTTACTTCATCCATATCCTTATTAATATCTTGATTAAGGCCACTTAACTCGCTTACTTTATGAGATAGGAGCGCAAATTCTCCCACGTTCAACATCGTGGTAAGAAGCGAAGTTTCTCCAATAACGTTATATCGCTTTTGCAGCTCAGCATCATCTAGTTCCGGAAATACCACTGCACTCGCTACAAGTGCATGTGCATATTCGGTTCGATCAAAGACATCCCTTCCTGATTTATCTTTTCGGGTATATTTTTTTACTAGCAATCCGTTCTCTTTTTCTGAGATTGGGCGAATAATGAAGGGAACCGGCTTTCCTTCCTCCATAAATCTATTTGATACAATAACCTCTTGGTTTTCTACTAATATTGGATGCAAAAATGCATTTAATGAGTTCATAAATATATCCTCCTAATTAAAGGGAGCATATGCTCCCTTTTGCTTTATAAAGTTGAATTTTCTTGTTAATTTATCTATAGTTTTCTGGCAGATCAAATGAATGGTTAATAATAATATCGTCAAACGTAAAATCCGTATCAAAGGTGATAGGATCATCGGATTCTTCTATCGCTGCCACAGGAATTGTATTAAAAATAACATTAGTTAAAGTTACATCCTGGGCACCAATCGTTGATTGAGGATCTTCGTTTCTTACCGTAACATCAACTTTATTACGTGTCCCTAATTTAATATAATCTGCTGCCATTTGTAACTGCTTACTGTTCATAAAATATAAGGTTGCGGAACCACTGCCTATAACTCCCGTTACCTTATGCTGCATCATTCTATGTCCCAGCATTCTTCTTTCCTGAACAACCATATCCAGCTGTGCTCTTAGACTAGATATTTCAAATAATTCTTTATTTTTACCATCTATCGTAATCGTCGCAGTTCCTTCCTGCGCTGATATTGTATCAGATAATTTTGTATAATTAGCATATTCCATTTACTTTTCCCTCCAATAATTAAGATAGACTTACAGTAATATAGATCTTTTCAACGCTATCAACCGGCTGAATATTACATTCTACTAAAACTGCATCACTATCCGTTCCAGCTGTAACTGTTACATCTGTCTCTGTAAAGTTTTGAATAGCTGATAGCTGCTGTAATTCACGGAAATATTTAATCAGTGTAGAACGAAGCATAGATCTTCCTGCTGCATTATTATTTACTTTACCAACGTAATTGGCTTCAAAAATTTCTGTAATATCGTTATTAATTCCGTCAATGGCACGAACAACCCTATTCTTTTTAAATACTTCACCCTTATCCACTGTTGTGGTTACTAAAGAGTTAATATCATAAACGGCACTTACATTCTGTGCACTATTCACTTTAAAGATAAATTTACCGGCAGTAATTGCTGCCTCCATCTCTGATTTTGTCATTCTGGGAACCACATCAATTGCACCATCATAGGTCTTGCCTGTATTAGATTGGTTTACCTTTGCCCCTGCAGTTGCTCCAGCTACCCAAGCAGTCGCCTGAGCTGCAGTCAATGTGGTACCATCAGCTAATAAAACACCATTCATAACATTAATACATGCTTCGTGGTCTCCATCAAAATTTGATGTGACGTACTGGATCTTTACTCCCTCCTCATTACGCATGGACTTAATCCATGTCATAATTGTTTCCTGTACGCTATAGTGATCTTGAGAGTTATATGGATAACAAATCACATTAAATTGCACTGTTTTAAGTGCGGTAAGTGCAGCTTCAACTGTTGTTGCAAGATGAGGGGATATTTGCCCGAGGTTATATAAAATAACCTTTTGTGCATTCTTAAGTGCCTCATTTACCAATAGTTTATTAGCTGCAGTAATTCCATCAGGGTAATTATCTTCAGTTGCTGTTACGGTATACATTTCACCCGCTTCACCAACGCTCATTTCCTGAAGTAATACCACTACACCTCTATCTCCTGGAGTAATGGATAATGGAGCATTCGTTAGAAAGTTGACATAAGCTCCCGGTAATATTTTATTTTGACTGGTCCATGTTCCTGACATGTTAACCCTCCTTTAAATTTTTGTATTAATAGTTTGATGTTGCATAAGAGTAACCTCTTCCCTGCTAATCTCGTAATACTGGATATCGAAGGTGAAATGCAACACACTGTCTGTTATTTTAGCCGCTTTATTTTTTACATGATAACTACCTATGGAATCAAAGGCCCTAAGTAAGGTCTCCTGCTTACTGATTGCATCAAGCCTAACCGCTGCCTGGTCACTATGATATGTAATGTCCAGAGATAGCACGCTGCTATACTTATTACTAATACGCTTACTATAGGTTTGATTTGTTACGGATATAAGAAAATATGGCTTTGCGGCAGCCTCAGGGACTACTTCATCAAATACGGCGAAGCCTACTGGATATAATCCCATAAGCTTATCTGTAATCGCTGACTTAACATCATTGATCATGTCATATTCACTCCCTTTCCCATTTTAATTACAGTTTCTGCTGGCACTCTCTTTCCCTGTACAGATTTTGTACAAATAGATCTAACAAGCATAATTCACATGTTT